ATTGTTCCTTGGACAATCGCTGCTGGTGTAACAAATGGTAGAATCACAAATATCGCTGGACTTGAAGGTGACTTTACTCCAACTGATATTGAAAACCTTAACCAAGCTCAAATGAACCCAATCGTGTTCAAGAGAAATAGAGGTTATATCATCGAAACTGAAAATACAGCTCAAACTCTTTACAGATCCGCTCTTTCTTACATACACGTAAGAGAAGTATTGATTGAACTTGAAAGAGAATTATCAAGAATGTTATTAGATTTCCAATGGAAGTTTAACACTCCTGAAATCAGAGCTGAAATTAAGTTGAGAGCTGATGTAATTTGTGAGAAATACGTTTCTAAAAATGGTCTTTACAATTACTTTAACAAGTGTGACGAAGAGAATAACACATCTGAGATTATAGATAACCAAATCGGTGTTTTAGACACTTATGTTGAACCGATTAAGGGTATGGGAATCATTGTAAATAATATTACAATATTGAGAACTGGAGCTATTCAAGCTGGTGGTTTCATCACATCTTAATCAAGAATAAAAAATTGAAACCCAGATAGAAATATCTGGGTTTTTTATTTAAATAGGAGTATTTGACTAAAAAAACCCAGAGAATTTTCTCTGGGTTTTTTATTTTTAATCCTTCTGAGGCGTCTTTAAGATATTTTACTATTTGAATTTATTTACCATACTATTCATGTTGTTCATGTAAGAGCTTGGATTAAAGTTTGGTTGTGAACCTTGTTGTTGTTCCTCTTGTTTCTTTCTTTGCTTTTCTTCTTCATCACTTAATTCATTAACAATTGAGATGTTTTCTTCAAGCATCCAGAAAGGCCAATTATCAATCGCTTCTTCTTGTACGTGATAGTGTTTTTGAAGTAAGAGTTTATTTTTTAATAAAGGTCTCAAAGGCATCATGAACAACGAAAATACCTGACGCTCCGTTGGGAAATGTCATATCAGTGCGGACCTCCACTCCGCACGCAGTACAATTGTTAGATAATTCTTTAACACCAAAAGTCATTTTACTTACAGCTGCATTTAAGAATTGGAAAGAAATATCATCTAAATCTTCAAATTCTTTCAATTTAACTTTAATTCCTTCATAAGTGATAGCAGTTCTACCATTTAACATAAAAGGAATGATTTTTAAGAATGCTAAGTTTGGTGGTCTTTTTTCATTATTTTCCTTGATGATATAGTCAGCAAAGGACTTTTGTAAACCGATATTTGGTGGAGTTAATTCAAATTCTTTACCATTTACAGTTGTGAATGAGAAGGAACTTTTACCTTTATCATAGAATTTATCAAGTTTTTCATCGATTTCATGAAATCTAAAGTTTTTTCGAACCAATTCGATTGAGTTGTCAGCACCACAAGTACATTTTACATTTACTGCTAAAGCATTTCCTTGTTGAAAGGTTAATTCACGAATAAGGAATATTAGATATAATCTGTCTTGATCTTTGATATCTAAATAAGTTCCCATTTTTCCATCTACATATTTTACACGAATACAAGCTTGTAACATATCGTTCATTTTCTCAACGATATCATAGAAATTATTATCATCAACCATTGAATATGATTGGATTTCTTTTACTTGAGCTGCTCTTACAAGAAAAGTAGTGCCTTGTGGATAAAATTTGCCACATGGTAATTCTTTAATATCGAAAGATAGAAATTGTAAATCGGTTACACGATTTGTATTAGGTTGTGTTTGAGTTACAAAGTCAAACATATTTTGATTTGGATTTACTTTCTCATTTCCACCTTCTAAATCTTTTATGTGTTTTTTGAGATAGTCTTCTTCTGATAAATTATCTGCCATATTAATTATTATTTTTTATAGTTTATATATAGTTATATCTTTTTTTCCTTGTATGGTTGAATAATAGAGAGTATGTCATCTATTTTATCATAATCATAATATGGTATCCTAATCACTTTAATATTATTTTCTTGACAAAATCTATTTTTAATTTCATCGTTTTTCTTAACATATTCTAAATTACCAATGCCAAAATATTTATTCTCTTTGAAGTGATGTTCACCATCATATTCTATTATAGTATCCAACTCTTGGAGATAGAAGTCGAACCTTAAACCCTTCTTATTCTTACATCCATCAAAAATGTGATTTCTAATGTAACAAATATTATTATTTTCTAGATAATTTTTAATATAATCTTCACCTCTTGATGATGAATTACACTCAGCACATCCGTGTCCGTATTCATGGTAGTATAGATATTGAGTGAAGATTCCGTGATTTGGACAAATGATATTTATAAATCCTTTTATAACTGATAAATCTTTATATTCATATTTGTTATTGTGTATTCTTTTAAGATTCTCTAATCTTTCTTTTGATAACTGAGTTAGTTTGTGATCATCTCTTGCACAAGAGTCGCATCCATATCCGTTGTGGAGATGATTGCTTGCTTTTTGTTCGAAAATACCATGAATTGGGCATATTATTTTTACTTTTGATCGGCAGTTAGTGTAAACTACCAAATCATATATGAATTTATTATTATGTATTTTGTTCGATCTTTCGATAAAATCTTTAGTCTTTTTAGATTTCCTATTCAGTTTTTTTATTTCGGATAATATTTTATTCTCCTTGCTTTTACAATTTTTATTGCAAAACTTCCTATCTGGTCTGCCATAGTTTATCTCTCTATTACAATATCTAAAATTGCATCTCATATTTAGTATATATTACATACTAAATATGAAAAGTGCAATTTTTTAGACATATTTATTGTTAAGTATATTAGAGAGTTAATATATCAAAATATATATTATAAAAATAATTTAGACTATGCCACTACCGCACTTCACTCAACTCCAAATGACCGGATCACCTGGTGGTCCTGGAACACAACCACAAGAACCGGTTTATTTAAATCTGTTTGAGATAACATTCGTGTTACCTACAATATTACAAGCTCAGGGTAGAGATCCTGTGTTACTTTTACAACAAGCTAAAAAAGTAAGCTTAGGTGTTACTAACAAAGATATAGCAACTACTGAGCAAAAGTTCAAATATTCAAGCCGTATGTTCGTAAACGCGGGTCCTGATAAATCATCAGTAGATCTTGATATTGATTTTAACGTTAACGTTAATAGTCAAGGATCTATGGAAACTTGGAATACACTAAGAGCTTGGTACGATTTAGTTTGGAATTCACAAAATGGTTATCTACATTATAAGGCTGATATCATTGGAACAATTATTGTAAACCAACATGATAAAAAGGGTCTTGTTTTGAGAAGAGTTACTTTTCAAAATGCTCAAATTACATCAGTTGCTTCTCCTGATATGGATTGGTCTGGTCAAGGAATTTGGGAAAGTTGCGCAGCTAAATTTGTTTGTGATTACTGGATTGACGAGTACATTGATAACAACTTTACTATTCAACCTCCTTTTGTGGCTGGATACTAATAGTCAAAATAATGAATTTAAAAAGTCGATGTCAAACATCGACTTTTTTGTTTTTAATGATATAAATTGAAAATCAATCCTTATGAATGCGAGTATTTATTACTACTGATTGGCACTTTGGAGTTTATGTTAATAACTTAGATAAGTGATGGAAGACTACTTTCTATAAAATTTCTCTGGTTTCTCTATATTATTATTTTTACAAAAATTGTGAATTTTTCTCCAGCTACAATCTAAAATCTTGGAAATTTCGTAAATGCTCATTCCTATATCAATTTTTTTCAATAAATCATCTTTGTCAATTTTACTTTTATTGGAGGAATTTTTTGGTGGATTATCAATAATCTCTTTGGATTTTAAATATTTTCTTCTTAAACCCAATTCATATCCATCTTGATATAGATAATTGAATAAATTAGATATTTCCTGATGTTTTTTAACTCTGATATAAGAGCTTTTATTTCCATTTTTATTTTCTATTTTTCTTATTTCATATTGTTTGATTTTAATCTCTTCAAATAAATTTATGATGTGTTGCCAATCCTGATTAAATGAAGAAGTAATGTAAAATTGTCTAGTTTTATTCTTGAAATAAAAACAACCATCACCGTCAATCAATCCCAAATAGAAATATCTTTTCAAATCAACAGGTATTATCTTTAAAATATCGAGTGGAGCTGATTCACTTTTATTAATGAAATACTTGTTTTGAAATATATCATAGAATGAGGAATTACAAAAATAAATAGACATTTGTGGTTTTCTATTTTTTCTTTGTCTCTTCATGGTGCAAATTTTAAGAAAATCAATTTTTTTAATATCTTCTACGATGTTGGATGCGTCATCTTCAACTATCTCAAGAATAGTTCTCTTTCTTTCAATAAAACCATCAGACCAGAGATATCCTAAAAAATAACTAAATTCTTTTGTATAAACAATATCATCTAAATTCATATAATTTATACATAAAATTGAGTAGTGTCCCTGCTCATATTTTACAAAAAATATCTTTAAAATTTGAAAGTATATATGATCACAGACACTCATTTTGGTGTCTATCTCAATAATTTAGATAAGTGGCAAAACATGATGGAGTCAACTTTTTATGAATTTGTAATTCCATTTTTGAAGAAAAATGTTCGAGAAGGTGATATTTTGATTCATCTTGGAGATTTGTTCGATAATAGAACTAGCATACCAATAATAACATCCAATAAAGTTGAAAAAATTCTCAAAGAGATTAGTGAAATTTTACCAATACATATGATAGTTGGAAATCATGATCTTTTCAACAAGGGAACTAATGAGGTGAATTCAGTTAGGTTGTTTTCTTACATATCCGACAACATCAACGTTTATGAAAAAACACACACATTGGAGGTTTTTGATAAAAAATTAGTCTTAATGCCTTGGGTTGAGAAGAGATTGGATATGATTAATGAAATCAAAAATAATTCAGGAGATTACCTATTTTGTCATTCTGATTTAAATGGTTGTCGTATGCACTTAAACTCAGTTGCACATAGAAATCCTGATAAAATAGATGTAGAGGAATTTAAAAAGTTTAAAAGGGTTTTCTCGGGTCACGTGCA